TCGCGAGTCCGTTTTCAGTACGAACGTGCTCGATCAATTGCGGCAGAACGCGGGCCACAAGCCATAGCTCTTCAGGCACACGAAACCGTAGCACGGGAACAGTCTTGAGATCGGCCATCGCATGACGGCCCGCAGCAGTCTGAAACGCCTGCTCGGCTTCTTTTCCGTCCCTGCGAGGAGCTTCGTAAACCTCGAACCGCTCCCGATCGAAGTAATACCAGACGTCGACGATCTCACCAGTAGCAAGAAACGCCCGCCGCTCAATTGTGGCTTTGATCTTCACCCACAGAAGACGGCCGGCTTCGTCCTCGCTCCAGTCGTAGACTTGTGGGGCGGCGTAACGGACTAAAAACGCATCGAGCGCCCCGGCTTGCATCTGATCAGCGAGAGACCGTGGCTTCTCGCCGTCTGACTTCGGAAGATCGACCAGCGCCCACGCTTCGCCGAATACAAGAAGGTCGCGCAGCATGTCGGCGGCATATTCATACAACGTCTTGTTGTTACGGTCGACGTTCGATTCGAACTGACCCCACCACTGCTTTTCCTTGACCGCGGTGCCGTCCTTGAACACCATCATTGAAGGTTTGTTGCGCGAGATCGCCGATTGGTACCATCCAATGATCGAGCCGATCAAACTGTTGTAGGTGCATTGGTTTAGACGGTCTCGATAAACGTCTTCGTCTTCTGCGGGTCGACGAAAGAGAAACTTATCCATCGCGGCCAGCATGTCCGCGCCGCCGCACGCGAGCAGGGCCGATTTCTCCCAACTGTTGATCTTGCGCGCGTAATCGCCGTGCTTAACGTTGAGGTCCTTAGTCTTGACCATGCGCGGCCTCCAGAATCTCTACTCGGTGCTCAAGCTCTTTACGAGCAAGCTCGGCGGCGCGAGACATCTCAACCAATTCAGCGCGCACATCCGAAGCCCTCATAAAAGATCCGTTGATCCATGCGCGCATCTGAATCGTGTCTTGTAAACGGGCTTCTGCGATCTCGGTGCGCAGTTTATTGAGATCCGCCAGCGTTGACTTCGTCATGTACGCCAGCACGCCCGAAACGACAAGAGTTCCGATACTTACGATCGTTCCGATGTCGTTCATTAGTCACCCGCCCTGAAGTATTCGCGCAACGGCCACAGCGGGCCGTTCTCCGGTCGTTCAGCGTGAACGCCGTAGACGGCCAACATGATCGGTAGTTCCGACCTGATCTCGTCGACCGGAACTCCGGTTGCGGTGGCGGCCAACAGAGGCGTCGCCCCGTAGAACACACACCCGACGAACACTCTCAGATTGACGCCCTGGAATAGCCGCTTCGCCAGCGCCAGCGCGTCGGCTCTGTACTCTTCGTCTCCGCGCCGCAACACACGGCGGTTCCCGGCGTAGGCGACCGATGGACAATTGCGAACAGACGTTCCCATGCGTTTGTACGAGCGTCCAACCATGCGCGCGATCTGCTCGTGCTGTTCTGCCATAGCACCTCAAAAAATACGGGGCAGGGAAGTACCCGGCCCCGTTAAGGAGAGAGTTCGAAACAAATCACCGCACAACAGAAGAGTGGCCCCAGCCGCCGCGTTCGCGAAGGCCGAATTCTTTCTCGACGAAGTATCCGAGCGCGTCGCTGATGTGCGTTCGCTTCATGTCCGATCCGTCAAGCTCACTGCGAAGATTCCCTGCCGCGTCCGACTTCCACTGAACACGCTCGAGGTCCGCGATAAGTTCCTTGCACTCGCGAGCCACGATCAGCCGACGATCACCGGCCGCGTTCTGCAACATCGCGTTCACAGCGGCGATACGATCTTTCACGGCAGGGTTCGCGGATCGAAGCCTGAAGTCCATCTGATAGCGATCTGAAACACGCTTGCCGAAGTCCTTGACGATGGCCCAGTCTGACGGCCCAGCGTGTTGCCGATTCGCCCCGCTCGCATCGCCGTACACATGGACAGCCATCGGCACCGGGCTCCATTCGTTACCGCCTAACCGCGCCCGATACCTCTCCGCCCGCTCGTCGAACACCGCGCACGCCTCATGCGTTGAGCAGTCCGGCAAATACAGCTCTTCAAGCACCACGACGCGCCCGCCCTGCACCTGGCAGAGCACCGAGCACATCGGATTGATGTTAAAGTCCATCGTCCAGCAGAGCGGGAGCGACGGATCGAACTCGACAGAGCCGACGTTCTCGCTGCGGTCGAACGCGTAGTAGACGCGCCCCGCGCCGAGGTTCTCAAAGCTCGCCTCGAACTCCTGGCGAAACGTCTTCACGTCCATGTCGCGCCGTGCAGCTTCGACTTCCTCCGCCGGCACGTTCCCGCCCTGGAGCGTCGTAAACTGCCAAGCCTTCCAGCCCGCCTCGCCGTCCTTCGCGCGGCGCCAGAGATCGTAGAACCAGTTGAAGCCCTTCGGCGTGCCGATGAACAGCGCCCGCCCTTGGCGATCGGCCAGCATCGGCCGCAATACCTCGAACCAGGCTTCCGGCGCGATGTCCGCCGCTTCGTCCAGTATCAGGCCGTTTAATCCAGGGCCGCGCAATGCGTCGTAGTTCTCCGCGCCCCTGAGTGCGATCCGCCCGCCACAATGAAGCTCGACGGACAAGTCAGTCTCGTTTTTCGTGGCGATGTGCGGTTCGAGCAACCGCTTCAGCGGTCGCCAGACGATCTGCTTCGCCATCTTGTATGTCGGCGCGACATACCACGCTTCGCGCCCGTCGCCCCACGCCATCGACATCAGTTCCGGGATCGACAGGAACGTCTTACCGAAACGTCGTCCAGCGACGACAGCCTTGAAGCGGCTCTCGTCGCTATAGACCGCGTATTGAGGTTCGCTGAGCGTTAATCCGAAGTCTTCGGCTTGACCGCCGGCGGAGTCGAGCTCGCGATCGGTTTCGTCTCCGCG